ATTTTATAGGACCTATCGATGAATTTTAATAATCTATTTGAATTCGAGTTGCTGAAACTCGTTGAGGCGCGCATCGCCACCCTCACAGAAAACATCACAAACGCACACGCAGTCGTTGATTATTCCGACTACAAATACCAAGTTGGTAAGATCGCTGGCCTTCGCGAGTTCGAAGACCTGCGCGAAGAGGTCAATAAAATTATTTCTGAACGATAACTATGGAGAAAAATTAAATGCCACATATGAATATGACCCATGAAGAAGACCCAAAGGAACTGATCCTTAATGCATTGGGTGACATTGAAGAGTACAAAGTGTTCCACAATGAGGTGGTTGTCGCCGTTTACCTGCGCCCAGAAAAGACCAAGAGCGGCATTTACCTGCCTGACCAGCATCGTGACGAAGACCGTCACCAAAGCAAGGTTGGCCTTGTCGTTAAGATGGGCTCCGAAGCCTTTGACGATCCCAACGGTAATTGGTTCCGCGATATGGACGTGAAACTGCATGATTGGGTCGTTTATCGTCCTTCAGATGGCTGGACGATCACCGTCAACAACGTGCTTTGCCGTGCGCTAAAGGACACAAACATCCGGGGCAGCGTCCCACATCCCGATATGATCTGGTAAGGAAGCGAAAATGAATATTGAAGATAACACAGAAGACCAATTTGAAATCGATCTGGGCGAAGATCCAAAGCCAGCCGAAGACATTATTGTTGAAAAGTCAGAGGAAAAAACCGCCGAAGCTGATCCTGTAGACAACACCCTTGAAACCCTCAAGGAACAGTTGGAAAATGAGCGCAGGGCGCGTCAGGAAGCCCAGCGCCGCGCAAGCGAAGCTGAGTATTCTGCGTATGAGGCACAGGGTGAGGTGCAGGACACAAGCTTGCATCTGGTGTCGAATGCCATCGACACAGTCATCCAGAACAATAATATCCTCAAAGCAAATTACCGCGACGCCATGGCTATGGGTGATTTTGACACTGCGGCGGATATTCAGTCGGAGATGTCTTCCAACGCAGCCAAGCTTCTTCAGCTTGAGCAAGGCAAGCAGGCGCTGGAAAACCAGCCACGGCAGCCAGCCCCAACACCTTATGTGGCTGATCCTGTTGAGGCGTTGGCATCGCAGCTTTCGCCGCGTTCTGCTGATTGGGTGCGCCGGAATCCGCAATACGCAACCGATCCACGCCTGTATCAAAAGATGCTGGCAGCGCACAATCTGGCGATGGCAGATGATATTCCTGCGGATTCTGATGATTATTTTGATGCGATTGAAGACACGCTTCGCATCCGTCGTCAGGATGATAGTCGTGATTACGACGCCATGGCCGACGCTGCAAAGCCTACGCAGCGTCGTTCAGCGCCCCCAGCAGCACCTGTTTCGCGCAGCGGTGGTGGCGGCGGGAGCAAGCCAAATCGCGTAACGCTCACCGCAGCAGAGCGTGAAATGGCAAGCATGATGGGCATGACGCCTGAAGAATATGGACGCAACAAGCTTACCCTTCAGAAAGAAGGCAAACTTAATTAAATTTGAGGAGTATTATTATGGAACCTATTGCACCAAAAAAGCGCGGACGCCCACCAAAGGTTAAGGAAGCCCTTGATCATGCAGCCCAAAGCGCCGCAGAAGCCGTTAATATGCATGTCTTGGAAGAGGCATTTGAGCCATTGGCTGTCGCCCCTGCCCCTACGCATGCGGATATTGCACCAAATATCCGTGCGGATGTTCGGGCTCCTATGCGTGAGGAAGACCCCCGCACCCGTGCTGCGCGTCGTGCCGCAGAACTTCGCGATCACCTTGGTGATATGGATGAAGGAACTGATGACTTTTACATCAACAAGGATGACATCCCACCGGGCTGGGAATACGAATGGAAGCGCAAGCTTTTGCTCGGTGCTGAAGACCCTGCATATCAGGTGGCCTTGGCCCGCGCTGGTTGGGAGCCTGTTCCAACGTCGCGTCACCCATCCTACATGCCGAATAATGGCGATCATCCCATTATTGAGCGCAAGGGCATGGTCCTAATGGAGCGTCCGTCGGAAATTTCTGACGAAGCCCGCGCCATTGAATTGCGCAAGGCGCGCAATCAGGTCCGACAGAAGGAAGCTCAGCTAAACTCCGCAGAAGGCGGTCAGTTTGAGCGGGCAAATAAAGACCAATCACTGGTCAATATCCGGAAATCATACGATTCAATTCCGATTCCTTCGTAAAAAAATTGGTAAATTGGGCGGCTATATGCCGCCCTTTTTATTGCATTGTTGACAAACCCGAAAAAATAAACGATTTATCGTGCCGCTTCCCCCGGTGCGGAGGTTCAAAAAACCCAGTCTTAGTCGCCCCGGTGCGCGATGATGGCTTCCTAAAAGGAGATCCGTCATGGCAAATACTTTTGCGCCTTTCGGTTTTAGCCAGTTAAGTGGAACTGGTTCTGCTCCGACTTACGAGCAGGTTGTGGGCTTCTGTGCCTATAACACCGCTGCTATGTATTTCGGTGATCCAATTTTCCAGAACGCGAATGGTACAGTTTATCCTACCACTCCCGGCGCTGGAATCCTTGCTGGTGTTTTCACCGGCTGCAAGTATCTTTCAGTTTCGCAGAAGCGTACCGTTTGGTCGAACTTCTGGGGCGCTGCTGACGTTGCTTCGACAAACACTGTTGAAGTTTATTACGTCAACGATCCGAATGCGAAGTTCTTGGCTCAGGTTGGTGGTTCGTCCTCGACTGGCCTTGCTGTCACCGACATCGGTGCCAACGTGCAGTTCGCTTACGGCACACCTAACACGATGAGCGGCATTTCTGGCGCATACATCGACATCACTGTAACACCGACAACGACATCCACATTGCCTTTCAAGGTAGTTGGCCTCGACGTTTCGCCTCCGGGTGCTAATGGTACGGAAGCTGGCGCATACAATTATGCAATTGTTGCGTTCAACAACGTGTCCACTAAAACCCTCACTGGCATTTAAGGGAGTAAGGTACCATGGCTGTTAATTTATCAGCAATTAAAGACCTTCTGCTCCCCGGCTTGCGGGGCGTAGAAGGCAAGTACGAGATGATCCCATCTCAGTACGACAAGATCTTCACAAAGCATGATTCGAAGCTGGCGCTCGAACGTACCGCTGAAATGCGTTACCTCGGCCTTGCTCAGTTGAAGACTGAAGGCGGTCAAACGTCTTTCGATAACGGCGCTGGTGAGCGTTATGTATACAACCAAGAGCATAACGAAATTGCTCTCGGCTATGCAATTACGCGTAAAGCCATCGACGATAACCTGTACAAGACCCAGTTCCAACCATCGAACCTCGGCCTGATTGAGTCATTCCAACAGACCAAGGAAATCTACGGTGCGAACATCTTGAACACGGCAACAACCTACAACGCCAACATTGGCGGTGACGGCGTAGCGCTTTGCTCGACTTCTCACCCCATTGACGGTGGTACGGTTGCCAACACACCGGCTACTCAGGTTGACCTTAACGAAGCTACCTTGTTGAACGCGATGATTTCGATCCGCACGAACTTCAAGGATCAAGCTGGTCTGAAGGTATTCGCCCGTGGCCGTAAGCTTATCGTTCCGCCACAGCTTGAGCCTGTCGCTATCCGCCTCACCAAGACGGAACTCCGTCCGGGTACAGCAGACAACGACGTCAACGCCATCCTCAGCACCAGCGGTGGTCTTCCAGAAGGCTACATGGTCAACGACTTCTTGACGTCGGCCTACGCTTGGTTCCTTCTGACCAACATCGACGGTCTGTCGTACATGGAGCGCGTCAAGTTCGAAACCGACATGCAAGTCGATTTCGTAACCGACAACCTCTTGGTCAAGGGTTATGAGCGTTATAGCTTCGGCTATTACAACTGGCGTTCGATCTTCGGTTCGTTCCCAACGTCTTAATTAATCGGCACCCCCTCTCCTGACGGGGAGGGGGAACTTTAAAGGAGGTCCCCATGGGTACTACTACTTTTACCGGGCCGATTAAGGCAGGCAACGTCCTCCAGAGCGACGGCACCGGCAATCTTGCTGGTGTTGGTGGCTATAACGGCACGGCCAATGTTGGCTATGCGGTCATGGCTCAGTCACAGGCGATTACGCAGGCCACCAATGGTTCGTCTGCTGGTGTCTTCACGACTGACATTGTGATCCCTGCTGACAGTCAAATCCTCAGCATCACGCTGACGGTTTCGACTATTTGGTCAGGTGCTGCATCGACGCTTGGCATTGGCACCACGGCTTCGGCCACGGCGCTGACTGCTGCTGGCGCTGTTGCAGGTGGCACAAAGGGTATCGTCAGCGCCAGCCCCGGCACTGTTGATGCAGCCATCGCGAACTGGACGGATGTTGGCACAACTGACATTCAGGTCTTGGT